TGGCATTGATTGTCTTCTACTATATATACTTCTTCTTCCGTTAGCCATGATTATACTGGTCTATATGTTGGAGGGTTAGAATAAGGATTCCATTGATGTAAATTACCATTAATATTAATCTCATCAACGCCTTGATATGTTTGTAAGAATTGAGTTACTTCATCCATCTGTGTTTGATCTCCTTCATTTACACCATATAATTGACTAATAGACTGGTCAGTTGGTGCTAAATCTCCAAATTCAGCACCACCAGCTACTAAATCAGCAGCAGTGCCAAGTACTTGAGATTCATAATCTTTACTAGCTTGTTCTGTAACATCACCAATCATATCTTGACCAGCACCTATAGCAGAAGTTGCCGCTCTTTGTTTAGCACCAAATCCACCCCCAGCACTAGATAGTCCCATACCACCAGTCATAGACATTAAACTTTGCTCTGCACCTGTCTTAGCTTGCTGTATTTGTGTAGGATCGAATGATTGAAATAATTTTAATTGTTGGTTTGTAGGGTCTAATAAATTCTGATTTAAAACACCTTGAGCAGTAAACCCTCCATTTTCATAACCCGCTAAACCACCATCTTCAAAAAAGTCTAATAGTGGTTGGTTATATCCTATTTGAGGAGAACCAACTCCAAAAGAAGCACTACTTGTACCAGTATTACTAGCTGCTGTACTAGCTGCTGTACTAGCTGTACTAGGAGTAAAAGGAGGTATTGTAAAAGTACTAGGTGAAATCGCATTTAAAGTACCCTCTGATAAAGCAGATTTATATTCAGGAAAGTTCAAATTTAAACTTGTATCACCAAAAGTACCGCTCGATAAAGCGGATAATGGATCAGGTGAGCCCGGAGGCTTAATTACATCCAATCCTAACATATTAGCAGTACCACTACCAATATTAGAAACACCTTGAAGCTGGTCAAATTTACCAGCTGTTTTTCCATACATTCCACCACCGGGTGCAAGCCCAGCAGTTAGAGCTGCTTGTCCCCCAGCTAATAAAGCTCTTTCGCCCATACCTCTAGTATAGTCACGGCTAGCTTGCTCAACATCCCTAAAATCTTGTTGTCCAAATACAGTTCCAGAACTATCATATTTTTTAGATTTACCTGCACCTAAACCTTCACCTACCCTTTTGCCTAATCCAGCACCAACACCCGCTATTAAAGGAAGTGCAAGACCACCAGACACAATACCTAATGTTCCAGCTAAGGCTGATGCTGCTAAACCTCCTAATAAACTACCAGCACTACCAAATAAACCACCTTTCTTTTGTCTCCTAGCTTCTTTTCTTTGCTGCCTTGCTAATCTTTTATCATCACTTTTCCTTTGCATCACCCTAGCAAGAGCAGCTCCACCAGCAGAACTAGCTTGACCTCCAGTCTGCATCATGTTTAATAAATTATTTGGATTGTTCATGGTAAAATTCCTTTGAATTTAAGAATAAATATGTTATAACACACATATTAAATAAGTATTTCTACTTCCCAAACTGATGTAATAAAAATAGCTTTACTTACACCACTTAAATTAAAGTCTGCATCTGCTGTAATTGATAATGCTGCCATAGAGTTTGCAACCACTTTTGGATTAACATTAAAATCACTACGGTTTAATTCATGTAAAGTATCAACTACTATCGGATCATCAAATTCAGCACTAGCTATTTCATCTGCTGTATTATCGTTATCTACCCTTTCAACTTTAAATGTTATATCAGCTTGAGCATTTATATCATCTAATCTAAATAATATTTTTTTTAATGTCATATCATATGGAGTTAAAAACCCAGTTACTCCACCTGTGGTTGTTGTTGGATGTGTTTGTTCATTAATATCTCCCCAAGGCAAATAATGTTCTGTTGTTCCTATATCATCAGAAAAATTATGACAAAACATTACATAGTAATTACCAGTTATACCGCCCTTAACATTTAAATTACCACCTATAGATAAATTTTTATTGACAGCATAGTTATTATCAGTATCCATATAAGATACCCATAACCTACCTTTTTCTTTTCTATATCTTTCTAACCTGTTAGACTTAGCTATATATATAACTTCTTGACCTTCCCTAAGTGAATTAACAGATGGCTGTGATTTAACTACCTGTATCTTATCTTGTTTAGAATTTTGTGTTCTTCTTACTTCTCTAATCATTAGCCAGATCTTTTATGTATTTCTCTGTACTCAATACTTATATCGTTTATTTCTACTTTAGCTGATGTTGAAGCAGTATTTAACTTAACTGAAACTTTATTACACAGTTCACTTTGTACTGTTAATTTAACAGTTTTATAATTAGTTGCACTTACTGGAGCTGTTCCACTTAAATCATGTTCAGTGCTATCGTCTTCTACTAATGTAAACATATCAGTTAATTCTACATTAGACCTATAAGTAATATAAGCAGCATATACTTTTTTTACTTTTGCTGCATTACCAAAATCAAAATCTTTTGTTTGAAATATTACATTTTCTTGTGCTTGGAAACTTCTATAAAGTTTATAAAATCTAGTAGAAGACCCAGCATCAGTGCCTACTAAAGCATTAGTACTATCAGAAAAATTAGTGTGTACTACATTTGTAATACCATCATGTGTAAAATCTTTTAAGAATGTAAAGTTACCTTTCTTTAAATCACATAAATAAGCATCACCATCACTAGAGCAATTTTTAATTACATATACTAAGCTAGTAGCTTCATCATATATTATCATAGAGTTTACGGTTACAAAGCTATACCAAGTGTCATCATCTATTTTATTTTCTGATAAATCTCTTATTTGTGAACCATCATAAAAATACAAACCTTGTTTGTTTACCCACACTATACCATACTGAGTCTTGGCAACTGCACCATGAAACTCTACCCCCATATAGTTCTTACTATCTTCTAAGAACCAGTTAGTATCACTAGGGCTAGATACATTTATAATATCTAAGCTATACTGCTTATATGCTAGTATTCTATCTGCAAATGATTCTATAGCTGTATAGTACTCAGCATCACTCTTAGCTGCTTCTATTGTGTTGAAAGAAGGAAATGTATCATATCTATTAGGCATAGAATACATAATTCTATCAGGAAAATTTTTAACAGTAGCTTGAGATTTAGTTCTACCAGAGCTTTCATCTTTCATAGTTACATTACATATAAATACTCTATTATTAGCTATAGTAGAGTCTTTCCAAAATTCACCTTGATCACCTAATGCATTACTAAATATACTAGATTCATATCCATTTATAGTTTCATAAGTAACAAAGTTTAAATCTTTTATAATAAAATTATTTGAAGATGGAGAAGTGTCGTTAGGGCAGTTATATTCAGAGCTACCAGAATCATCCCAATTTGTATACTCATCAGATAAATTAGTTCGACATCCTTTTGTAAGGTTTATATCTACTAATAATATATATTCAGAATTAGAGTCTTTTTCTTTTATATATATCCTACCACCAGATATTCTAGGATCATAAGGAGCTTTAGCTCCTACATTTACAGAAAAAACTTTAAAATCATCAGCATCAGCTACATTAACAGTAGTAGCGTATTCAGTTAATAAACTTTCTTGATTATCATCATAGATAAAACTTTGTGCAAATATATAATCCCCAGATTTAATTAAACCTTCTTTAGAGGTGTCTGTAGATATGTTAAAATCAAACCCATTACCAGCAGTAGGGTATGTGGATACAGCTGGAGTTGTTGCACCATCTACGCAATCTCCATTAGTAGGTTTAGCTAAATTATTATCTTTAGAAAAGTACCCCATATAAGAATTTATAGTTCCAGTAGTATTGCTAGTAAAATGCTTTCTATCTATCCATCCATACCACTTTACCTTACTACTATTTTTATTAGAAGTGTCAAAACACCTAATTGAATCATTTATTTTATGATATAATACTTTTGAATTTATACCAGTAGTAGAAGATCCAAGCGTAATACTATCTTGTTCCCAGTTATTTACAGAAGCAACAACGAGAACAGCGGTATTAGAAGTACTCCCCGGATCTGTAAAAGTTATCTCCTCATCAATCACATAGCCAGTACCAACAGTGGTTATTGTAAATGTGGGATTACCTGAACCGTCAGTAGCTATACTACAAATTAATCCAGAGCCTGAACCATTAGATGTTCCAGTTGCTCCTGTGTGACTTTGACTTGCTTGCCAAGCAGCTGATGGAGTAGGTGTTAAATCATCTACTGTTAAAGTGTTATTATTTGTAGAATATACATCTATCTTATGTTCATCAGGATGAGCTAAAAGTAATATCTTATCACCGCTCGGGAATCCACTAATAGTAGCATGCCAAAATACTTGAGGGGTAGAAGGTAATTCAAATACAACTGGTATTACTTTATCAAGGTGTAAATTATTAGCATCAGTTGTACCAGCTTTAACTACTTTATAAATTCCCTGACCAGAGCGTTGCAAACCATTTGTTTGAAAGGTATTTGCAGTTAACAATATTTTAGTTCCAGCAGGGTAAGAACCTATTAAGTTTTGAACAGTACCACTAATTCTATATTCAAGTTCAATTTCATCACCAGATACAGTTCTAGCAAAAAACCCAGTTGCAGAACTAGGATCATCTCCATTTCCAGATGCTCCACTTTCTTTAGCTGTTACAACAGCATCACGAACAAAGTCTGTCTCAAAATACCCTAGTCCGTAACCAGCTTCTATGTGATCTATATGCGATGTATCGTAAGCAGATAATAAATTATTCGTAGAATTTTGCATGTTGAATGCACCACCAATCGCACCTTGTTTAGTAAAGGTTAGATTAGATACATCTGCAACTTCATTATCTGCTATGTCGGCAGGGTCTTTTAGATTATTCAGTCCCCCTGAAAAATCTTTTATTTGGTATAAGCGTTTTGGCAATTAGAATTTCCAAACCATTTTTACGATTGCCATTAAGACATCCATGCTTTCTTTTGCTATAGCCTGTTGTTCTTCTTTAGTAATCTTACCATCTTTAGATGCTTCGTGATATTTAGAAGCAACCTCTTTTAACTCTTTAACAACAATACGATATTTAGTAGCAACCATTGTGCCTACAGCACCTAAAATAATCACCATTAAATATGCAAAGTTTTCCCAATTCATCCATTCCATTATTTTTTCTCCTTTAGTGTTTCCTTTATTTCTGCAATATCTTTTATTATTACATCTAATTTATATTCAATTAATTCTCTATCAGCTACGGTTTCTCTCTTATCTGCCTTTAAACCAAGTTCTTTTTTAATTACGTCTATATCATATTGCATAAATCCAAATGCTAGTGTTACAGAGCAAATTAGAGCGACTATAGTTACAATATTTTCAAGTGATATGTTTGTATTTAATTTCATAACTTTTTATTTTATTTTTTCTTGTGTTTTATTTGTACCTTAAATGATGCCATTAAACTAGCACCCTTGTGCGGTTTGTACCCACCACTAGGATTTTTCATTAACTTAACTCCCCTACCTGATTTCATCCAGTGATACCCTCTTGGTGCTTTTACTTTTTTATTCATGCCGATCCCTAACTCTTTCCATTCAATCTACTTATAATACCTTTTATTTCCGATACCTGATTATCAAGGTCATTAATTTCCTTCGTAATCGAATCAAACTTCCTGTCCAGCTTGTCGTCACTCTGATTCCAGCGGTTAATAAGCTTAATAACCATACCCTCCATGTTCTCAAGTGTTTCACTCTGACCTCTATTTTCTGTTTTTAAACCTTGTAAAGATTCTGCTTGCTCATCTGCTCTTTGAGATTGTTTAAAATACCCATAAAAAAAAGCTGCACATACAAGCCCCATAGCTCCATATTCAGCATAATACCCCATAAATTCTTCCATTTTAACTCGCTAATACTATTATCCATAAAATTAATAAAAAAACATCTACACAAAACACATCCATTATTTATTCCTCATAGTCAAATCAATATAAACTTTTAAATCAGATTTAATCTCTGCATTCCATTTTTTTAGTTTACCCATCTCATCCATAATTATATCTAATCTATGTTGTAAGTTCTCATGTTTCTCATCAAATCTTTTTAAAGTATCTTCAACTTTTTCTTTTAATATAAATCTAACTACGCTATATAAAGCAAAGGCTAATCCAACACTAATCGCGATTGGAAATCCTAACTCTTGTATTAATGTTATAATATCAGAAGTCATTATATTTTTCCTATCATCTTCATATACTTAATATAATTTTTTAAATCTTTCATTATTTTCGTTTCTTTTTTTTCTTTCCCCAACTTAATGGATTTAGATTTAATTCTGTTTCGTACCATTCTAATTGTTCTTGCATTTTAGCAATCTTTACTTCTTCATCTGCTATATGCTTGGATACAAGACTTTCAATTTCTTCGTTAGCAACTCCAATTCCTCGCTCAAGATTTGCAATTCTTGTTTCAATACGATAGTATCCATAAACAAGACTAGCGATAAGAACAAGCATTTGACCAAGCCACTTAATGTTAATAGATATAACAGCGTTGTCATCGACCACAGTTCCACGATAGCTCCTTGCCGTTTTAGGTTTCTGTTTCTCACTCACTTTTCTTTCTTACGTCTTCCCAGTTATGATGTCTATAGCAATAGTTTTCACCTACAAGTATTCCACCTTCTGTAGTAGTTCTTTCATACCAATGCTTTGAACTATCTTGGTCTGTAATAACAATAAAATCTGTATAAAGAGAATCACTTGGAGATATATTTATATTTCCAATTGCCCAATTATCGCTACAAGCAGATAAAATTATTGCACCTAAAACAATAACAAGAAAAGAAATTACTTTAATAATATCTTTAATGTCTTCATTCATAATACCATCCACCAAGCAGCTGCTACTTCAACAAATATATCTGATGCAGTATTAATTGCCCATCTTTGTTTTGTACCATATGTTTCTTCTGTACCTTCAACGTACACTTCAAATATTTCCCATGCAATACCTATTATAAGTACCCATAAGACTGCCCATAAATCTGATGCACCTAACCATTGTGCTACTTTTGCTATAAATAATCCAGCTGCTAAATGATAGGATGTCCACCCATCTAATGCTCCTGAACTAACCTGCCATCCGTAAAATGTTGCTAAAGGATTTTTCATATTATTTCTTTATATGTTTTACACCAAAGTTTTCTACAATTCTTGATAGTAATTCTGCTTTAGTTTCACTATCACTATACGTAATACTTCTCATATCATACCACGCTTTTATCTCTGCTTTCGTATTTGATTCATCAGGAAACTCAGATTGTAACGTAGCAATACCACCTATTACTTGATGTTTACCTACTATTAATCTACCATGACTATCACTATGAACTTTTTCACATTCATCTACATAGTATTCTTCTATATTTTTAAAACTATCTGAACGCTTTAATATTTCGCCACCAACTTCAACAAAATAATCATAACGAGAAGGGTAAGTCAAAGTCTCGACAGTCCCATCAGCATACGTTTTAGTACGTACAGCATTAGGAGTCGTGTTACGATGTAACCTAATTCGATGACCTTGACTACACTTCCTTATAATCATAACCTACTCTTCAGATTCCTCTGC